CCAACACTTTAAGGGTCGGAGACCCTCCACCGAACTTAACGAAAAGGAGTCAAGCCGGAACCAAAGGCCGCAGTTAAATCCACGGCCCGAGATCTACCCACTGCTGAACAAGACTCTTTTTTAAAGAGAGTCGAGTTTGGCCTCTTTTCGAAACAGAATTTCCGGGAGACTTTCGTGCCCCGGATAACTGTTCCGATTGAGTGGAAGACAGGACCCACAACCGAGCTAGCAATAGTCCGATTGTGTCAGATTGGAAAGTTCTACTTTCCTCGACAACGTGTATGGCAAAGTATCCTTCGATACCATGTCGGGCACGTTGAGGAGTAGCCTCATCAAAGTTACTGATGAAGCCACCATCACCAAGTGACTCAGGTATCCTAAACCGGAAGGATTTAGGCACAAGAGTAACGAGGTGATCAAACAGATCAAGAAACTTGATATCACAACCATAACAAGCGTTACGGCGGTGAGCAAGTCGCCTGATTGAGTTTGCCACGCGATAAAGCGATCGAACATCTGAAATATTACCTTTTAGGTAATACGGTTTAACATCCACTCCAGACCAGAAATGCGAGCCACAGCTCTCCCTGAAATACCCCGAAGAAAAAGACTTCGATGGATTTAGGAGGAAACCGTAGAACGCACTCAAATCTGAAAAGAGTTCTAGGCATCTAGTGGGGACAATAACATCATCCCCATAGACCGAAACAATCTCACCAGGGATCTTACCTTGGTTTGATTGGACGTATTCCATGCAACAGATAGCCATTGCATAGAAAATTAACGACTGGAGAGAGAATGTGTACCCGTTTCCCATACTGGAAAACTTGTGCCATGATCTCAAATCGTCGCCTAGAGAACCAAACCGAGATCGACAACTATCAAGAAGAGAGAACCAACGGGGAGGTAGTAACCTCTCCACGAGCTCGCTCGCGATAGAATCGGAAGCAGAGGAAAAATCAACAGTTGCGTTAAGACCAGAAATACTGGCGCTTTTCGCAAGGAGTTGATTTCTATCCTGAAACCGAAGGTCGATTCCGGACCGACGAAGGCGTCTATTTATCATTTCGCCAATAGCTTTTTGAAACCAGAGATTAATTCCTGGCTCAATAGCTATGACGCGATTAGTAGTAGCATCCTTCGGTACAGTGACAACCTTATTTCCAACTTGAAACTGAGGAAAATCCAAAGTTTCCAAATGAGACCACCATAAAGGATAAGCGTTTTCCAACAGAGATTTCTCTCCAAAAGGAAGATGACGCTGACCCATGATGGAATCATAAGAAGAAGGCTGGAGTAAGGCATATAGATCACGTGTTATCCCAACTTCACGTTGGAATTTAATTGTTGAACTGGCGTCCCTACTCTTAATAAGAGTAGTCGCACCAGGACCCCAATTAGCCCGTTGAAACAATTCATCAGCTGAAAAGTCGCGAAGGATACTCTCAATTTTTTGAATGACTGCGGAATGCAGCCAGACAACAGGGCCGGTATAACCCGGATCTGCTGAGAGGTTCCGAAAACGACGATTCGTTTGCGCACATCGATCTTCGAATTTCTCGAATTTCGACAAAGCTACCTCGTCTAAATCATAGTTTAAGGTTAAATCCTTGAACTTAGATAAAAACTTTGTGGCAGCGTACGCATCCCGAAACTCAACCATCGAATTATAGTTGAGCGGATTACACTCGAGCTTGGCCAACTGTTCATGCTCTCCAGAATTGAAGAGAATGAAAGCGGTTAATGCGCGAGGGCAATCCAGGGACTGAAGAAATGAATTAACGGCGTAAGAGGTTACCTCAGACGTAACACGGTAGGAGCTAAGGCCTTTAAGGACCCTAGCACTATGCTTCTTAAAAGACATAGGATCTCCTGGAGTTTAACCCCCAAACCGATTAAGGAAAGGAGGCAAGTTTTAAAGAACGTTAATATACGTTCTCAAAGCTGTTTATCGCGGCGACGAGTGGCGACAACGTTGCATCAGTTGGCGCCGCATCGGAAGCCTGGATCGTTGTTGCAAAAAGCGATCGAATGGTTGAGTAAAAGATTGCTCTCTCAGCCACTGTCGAACGTTCATGCAACAGAAACTCCATAATACCTTGGAGCGTGTAGGCGACTTTAGGCCCCGGAATATAAGGGGCTGTGCCTACAGTTTCCATGGTAGGGAGACCTACCTTGGCGGTCACACGAAACACCCGAGCCTCCTTAGAAGGAGGACGGACGCTAAGCGTAATAAACGGGAATCCCGCGGCTATTCCAGCCGAACGATCCACGTACCGCGCTACACCTGGGGCGATGAAGCCCTCGGGGTCGAACGTCCTGTCGACTCCCACCGTAGCAGAGGTTGTACTCTCTGTGGGTGAAAGTATACTGGACGTTTTGATAGCAGCAATAGCTGACATTTTGGTGCCTTGTAGTTGAACTGCAAGAGGTCGTGTTCCTCAATCTTGAAAAACGGCTCTTAGTAAGGCTATTCCATTTAACGCGTGAGTGACCGACAAAGGATTCTTGAACGTTGGGAAAGTCACGCCCGGAAAAGTAATTAGCTTTGTCCGAGTGTGAACGAACCGCGTCTGAGAATAATTGCCGAACAATCGCGCATTGCGGTTGTTAAACGCAGAATAGCCAGCTAATTGTCCGCTAAACGAGATAGCGACCGAATGTTCTCTTCTTGAAAAAAACGTTTCGGAACCATCCAAGAAGGTCAATCCTTGGTTTGCAGACATGCATTCCAAATAAGGACCAATAGGAAGGAACCAATCCGCCACAAAAGAGAACGGTAATAGCTCCCACCCGAAACTGATGGGGTTGTTGAAACCTGTCTGTTGAAGGAGACTCTTCAGATGATTAGAGGCGCGAAACCGAATGGCATATTTATATTGGGCGAAAAACGCAGTCTCATATCTACCAATTGTAGATGCGAGGACCGGGTTGACGCCGCCATCCAGAATTTTGCCACTAACCCTTTGAGTCTCAGACCCAGACGCACGCACCACTCGTATCGCTTCGTTCTTTAAGGCAAATTGCCTTAAAGCTTCGCGGCCTTCAACAATATCACTAAGGAGCGGTTTCCAGCCATATTGAAGCTCGAGCCAATTTTGGGCAAGAGTTTTCGATTTGGACAGGCGACCACCAAAGTGTCGTTGAATTCGACGGCCGGCAATTAGGGCGTCAGTTGCACCAACAAGGTTACCGCGGCGCAGCATTCGTACAGAGTTTACAATTCGAGCGGCAGAATTGGCCACAAGACTTGAAAATTGTCTGTACTGAGCTACGTCAACGGCAATATTTGAAACACCTTGAGAGGAGCGCTCCTGAAGCTGTTTAATTGCTTTGTTACGAGTATTAGGACTTGGAGTCCCAATAGTAGGGGCGGGAATAAGAAACACTTGAGTAAACGCTCGTGACGTGTTGAACCATGTGGTTCCCGCGTCATTCTTTCGAAAATCGATCGCTTGCCCAACTGTCGTCAAATTAAGCGTAACAGAATGCGAATTAATAGGCATTTTGCTACTGTGCAGTGAGCCGAAATTCGGAGTACGATTGAGACCAGAATGCGTACGGTCGTAAACAGTGACATTATCCGTGCCAATAAAGGCGTAGGGAATGCCTTGCTGTTCGCGATAGTGCGAATAAGGGATCGTTCGTATTTCCGGAGATGGGCGTGCAACACTCTTAGTTTGGCGTGTGTTCTTTAACCGAAGCTTACGATTAACTCGTCCGCTTCTGCCAGAAATTAGATCAGCTATTTGATATAACTTCTGAGGGGGTAGATTGCCAAGAACTACACTCTGACCGTGTTTGGGTTTAACCAATACGGAAAGAGGAGTAGATTGAGGCAAAACTTTAAACTTCAGCTTTTTAGGGTCATAGGAGAAACGAATCTCCCAAAGGCTATGCTTATTCAGAAATCTGAATGAACAGGGCCAAAAGACACTAAGAACTGTAGTTACCGGAGTCTGTCCAAGAGACGACCTCGTGAACACCAACCGTAGCTTAGGAGCTTTACGATCTTTGTTCGTAAGGGCAAAATCAACGAATCGGAACGTGTAAACGTTTCCGGAACGAAGAGGTTGCCAATTACGATCGCGGAACTTAAACTCAAAAGATACATGGTCAATGTTTGCGGAAGCAATCTCAGGGACTAACTTCCCGGCCATCGCAAGATGACCGGCCCATACAACCTCACCTGTGGTTGCCATATTAATGACTCCACAAGTAAGTAGAACCGCTTCTCGTTCTCATGGGAGCCTCAAAAAGGCTCTTACGATTGAAGAAGCGATCTTTATCGTATCATCGGAAGCTACGGGAAATAAGAGAAGTATTACGAAGAGGAAGAACGCAAGAAGTGGGCCAATCAGAAGGTAAAGATCCTTCTGCCGGTCCACCATTCTGCGCCTTCTAGATCGTAAAAACATAATCTTTCTCCTATAGTTGACGAACGAATGGCCGATTGGCCAGTTGGAATCAGTCAAGCTACCAGGTACATGCCGGTCTTGCGCCACCAAAGGGTTATTAGCCCAAAGGTATTGCAAGCTTTGGTAGTTGCCTCTCGCGAAACAGATTCCGATGCGTACTAGGTATATACCGGTCTTGCGCCACCAAAAAGTTGTTAAGATTTTGGCATTGCAAGCTTTGGTTATTG